TGTTTGGATGATGGCCATCGACGTCAAATGCTCTGGCGTCCCTCGTTCGTAGTTTGGAAGAGTGCATGAAAAAAGCATGGTAATGAGTTCCGCCGTCTGCGTGAAGCTCTTTGCCAACGATACACTCGCATCCCAGTTCCGCAAGAACATCGACAATTCGGAATGGATCGAGACCCTCGGATTGAGCGTAGGTGAGGAGTCCATATTTAGCTTGAAAGCGAAAGGTCATGTGCCTGGGTCCAAGTGAAGAAATGAGTTGTATTTAATATTATATACAACTCATAGACCCAGACCCAGTCTTATATAGAGGGTCTATGTCCGATAGCTCCGGTAACTCCGGATGCTGACATATAAAAGGCAGTTGCCCGCCAGTTTTCCGACGGTCAACAAAAAATGCCTTTCCGTCGCCGTACCACCCGCTATCGCCGCAATGGCAAAAGGCCTGCCCGCGCTACCCGCTATCGCCGAAGAAGCGGATACTATCCCAGAATCAAAGGGCGCAAGCCCATGCTCACTCGTCGCCGGATCCTCAACATCACATCCAAGAAGAAGCAAGACAACATGCTGCCTTACACGACCAACCCCGATGGTTCCGGCGGTACTCCAACCTCGTTTGGAGTCCCTCAAACGGGAGGATTCTTTTTGTGGTGTGCCACGGCACGAGATCGTGTCTCCTCCCAAGGGGATGCCAACGCTGGATCCCTCCGAGAAAGTGACACCGTCTTCATGCGAGGACTTAAGGAGAGAATCATACTCACCCCAAACACCCCTGTGTCTTGGATGTGGCGCCGTATTACTTTTACTGTTAAAGGGTCCAACTTCGGCCCCATCGCCAACTCTATCGAGACGAGTCGCGGATGGAATCGCTTGCTCGTAAACTCGAATAACTCAACGACCTCACTGGGGATAACCACTTTCGTCTTCGACGGTGCACAGAATGTGGACTGGTTTGACACCATGACTGCTAAGGTGGATACACAACGTGTGACTCTCATGTCGGACAAAACGAGAGTCATAGGATCAGGCAACCAACTTGGAAGGTTTCACCGGTACAAGTATTGGTATCCCATGAACAAGAACTTCATTTATGCGAACGACGAGAACGGCGAGACGGAAAGCACGGAAACATATCACGCGACAGGCAAAGCGGGGATGGGAGACTATTACGTACTCGATATCTTTAAATGTGCGGATACGGGCAATACCCACATTTTAGACTTCAACCCAGAGGCAACATTATATTGGCATGAGAAATAGATTTACTTAATGAGAGGCATGTCCGAAGGGACGTTAACTACAATACAATTGCCATCAATCCAGTCAGCATCAGTGTCAGCGTCGGCCCTCGGGTCATTGTTATTGCACCAGATGATGGGCCGGCCCCAGTCAAACGTGCGTTTGCCCTTGTACTTGTCCGTGACAGTGAATGTCTCTTGTGCACCCATCCAGAACTTCCACATGGGGAAAAACTTAAGCGAATGTATATCGTCAAAAACAGCATAATTGACGTCAGCGTTATCGTATGACAACTGCTCCATATCAAAGGCCCCACCAAAGTAAAAGTGGCTGCCTAGAGATCGTGCCCAGGAAGTCTTTCCTGTTCTGGTCGGACCGACCAGGATGAGAGATTTAGGTCTAGGCCACAGTTAGTAAGAGATGACTAAGCATGATGACTAAGCGCTTAGTAAGCAGGACTTAGGGTTAGGGTTAGGGTTAGGGTTAGGGTAAGGGTTAGGGTTAGGGTGAGGCCAGCAGCTTGCTGCGAAGAGGCCGTTTAATCCAGGGAACCTGGCGAAGTGTAAAAAAATGTGCTCACCGTCCTCCACGTCTTCCCAGATAAGTGTTGCACCAATCAAGGAGTTCCGGATAAGGTCCAAGCTCCCATTCCAGTGTTGAAGGACTGACGTAATGCAAAGGATTTTGCACGGCCTTTCCCTCTGCAATAGCGCGTACCTGGAAAAAATATCGTCCGAGGAGACTGACACTAGATTCCTTAGCTGCGAGAAAAGTCTCGTCTCGAGTCTCTGCATCGAATACGCATCGCCAGAACTCATCAGAAGCGTTCGCGGCAGAAACCTCGTCAGATGGTCGCTGCAGTCCACCGGCAACCACGTCTCCATCCTTGGTAGCATAGTCGAACATTTTGTTAGGACTCTTGAAGCCGCGCAGAATGTTTGGATGATGGCCATCGACGTCAAATGCTCTGG